CCTTGTTGACGGCCATCCATGCGGCGGTAACGACAGCGGCGGTAGCAATCCAGTTCTTCTTCATGGAGTCGAGCATCGTGGTCTGCGTGCCGAACTGCTGCTGATTGATCTGCTTGATGCGGTCGGCGGCGGCCTGTTCTGCGCGGACGATTTCTTCTTTCGATGAGATTGTCTTGTTCTTGATGAAGTCTACGGCGGCGGTCGCGTTTCTGCGCATCGCCTCGTAGACGGCATCGGACTTGATGCCTAAAGATTTATACGAATCCTCGACCTTGATGCTGCCGGATACAAGTTGTTCGTTGACACGCTTTAACCCACGTTCAAGCGGAGTCGAATCTAAATTTAGCTCCGCAAAAGCAGTGCCCACGGGCTTCCCGGCCATTATTCAGTCCCCCCGCTTCCGCTTTCCATGACAGACTTTATCGCCGATGCCGCGCCATGCATCGCCGGACGAAGGAACGGTTTCGGCCCGCCCTTCCACGCGCCTCGCCCATATTCCATCTGCGTAGCCCACCAGACGGCCCAATTGCCAGCCATGATCCAGATATTGCGTACAGTTGGATCCTTCCTTCTGACTACACGGATTGTCTCGATCATCGCTCCGGGCGTACGCCCCATCCATGCCGGACCTTTTGCGGGGCGAGTCACGGGCGGCCCCTTGATCTTACCGGCGAGGATCCTTTTGGCGTCATCGCGGATAATTCTGGCCCCGGCTTCGAGACGGTCCATGCTGACCTTCAGACACTTGGCCTCGAACTCCGCCGTGTTCCAGTTAACCATCTTCGCCATCACGGTTCCCTCTTCTCGTTGATCCTTCCGAGCATCCATCGCGACAGCGCGAGGATCTTCTTGAACGTATCCCGCGCATCCCTTACCTGATGCCGGTCGATCGCTTCCCAGACGGCAAGGTGATTGATGTCAACTGGACCCCCGGCGCCCATGATCCACTGATTTTGGACGATGGAGTACAGCGTGATAGCGTCTTCGTTCTCGTCGAGCATTACCGGACAGCAGGTATCGCAGGGAGGGTCCTGCGGGGGCATCCTGTCAGCGTAGAGGTCGCGGCAGCCGGGGCAATCAGACGACTTGTCCACCCTCCATGCCGCGACCTCTATGAGTTTTTTGCTTCATCCTCCGCCATCCCCGCATTCGCGCCGGTGATGATCTGCAAGCATCGCCCGACAAACCTTGCGAACTGCGGGATGCCCATCAGTTTCACCTTGTTCTCCGTGGTACAGGGAATCTCGTTGCCGTCCTTGTCGAGGATCCCCTCCCACCCCTGGATGGCGTGATCCCAGATCAACTCGCCTTCCTTCCTCTTCTGCTCCGGCGTCTGGTCCTCGTACTCGACGCGCTCCATCGCTTTCGACCTCGTGTTGAGTACGAACTCCTTCACGACCTTGCGCGTCTGCACCCGGATCTGGTCGATGGCCCCCGCGTCCGCGATGCGAATGCGGACACGGCCTGCGTCCGGTTCGGAGTCGAGGTACACGACTTCCCCGCCTTCCTTGATCTCCGATCGGAAGAACTTAAACCATTCTCCTTGCACTTCCCCGCTTACGTCAAAGCGCATAGACCCTCCTTCGTTGGGATGGAAAAGCCGCACGATGGCGGCTCCGCTTTACTGCCGGACTTCTGTTGCCGGCGCGTTAGACGATGACCATATAGTCGCCGGACACCTTGCCCTCGAAGGAGCACTTGGAAAGGCCGGAACGGTCCGCCTCGACCACATACGCCTTCGTCATGAGGATCTGCCCGCTGGAACCGATCGTCATGTACGACGTGCTGTTGAGCCAGAACCGTATGCCGGTGCTGGCGTTCCGGATCAACTTCACCTGGTTCACCACGGCGGTGTTCAGGGTCACCTGCTCCGGGTTGGTCGGGTCGAACAGGACGTCCGACAGTGTGATCGTTCCGCCGTCTGCCGAACCCCACTCGAAGATGTCGTAGTCCACGCCGAACTCCGACGCATCGATTGTCTTGCGGGTCAGGCCGGAGAGGGAATACTTCCCCGCCCCGAGAACCTTGCTCGTCGGTCCCAACGTGACCTTCTGAAAACTTCCATTCAGTATCGTCGCCCTGTCAGCCATCTCTTTCCCCCTCCTTGTCGGTTAAATGTTCACTGCCCTCTCGCCTTGGAGTGCTACCCCAAGTGCGTCCTTGTGCTGCCTCATCTTCATGCTCTTGTAAAGTTTATACGTCTGATGATTTACCGCCAGTTGCGTCAGGTGATCGGACGGTACGGATGTGTCCACGAATATCTTGTAACCCGCCGCCTTCAAGTCGACACAGAACCCAATATCCTCCCCGATGTTCTCATCCGCACCTTCCAGTTTCCGAAACTTGAACCAGGGACGAGGCATCCGCCTGAACACCTGCATGTCGAACATGATGCACCCCGCGCCGGTGGCATCTACCTCCACGAGATCCCCTTCCTTCCATTCATCGATGCCGTAGTATTCCCCCGGCTTTCCTTGCAACATGATCGGATCGAACGGCGGGTAGCGTCGATAAGACAATGCCGCCACCACTGGAAGACGCCGCGAAAGTAATTGCGGGATCGTCCTCGGGTGGTAGCACATGTCCACATCCATCATGATGAGGTGCGTCGCGCCGATGACAAGTGCCTTATCGACCAGATCGTTTCTTAGCGTGTCGATCGGACCATTGTCGGCGTGGATCAATGTAAAATTGGGCCGCTCCATCTTCGCAAATGAATAAAAAAACCCCGCAGGCACGAACGGAAAGGTGAGCGGAATGCCGATACATAATGAAAAATTAGACACGAGCATCAACAAACCCCCCGATTTTCGATGCCAGCAATTCTGCGTTTTTTAATTCTTCCCACCACACAACGAGAGTCCGATATCCGAATGGAGAAAAGAACTTCGCCCGGTCTTCTTGCGTTTCCCCTTTGTGCCACGGCTCCCCAAACAATTCGATAATCAGTTTCTTCCCGTTGCAGTTCACGAAGTCTGGGTTCTTTCCATTGACCATGAAACTGAAATCCCCAGTATACTTCCACTCGCCCGGGTACATCTTTTCGAGAAACTCACCGAGGAACTTCTCTGATTTGTTCGGTTTCGCATTCCGCGAAACCCTCATTCGTTCTGCGAATGCCTTGTCGGTCTTCCATCGTTTTAGTTCCATCTCGCTTTTCTTTTTTCTCCACACCGGATCCGCAGCGCGTTTCTTACATTTTATTCTTAGTTTTTCTAATGCTTCACCAACCATCGCCTCCTTTGTCTTTTTGCTTATGTTTGCGCGATATTCTGGTGATAAATTACGGAGTATAGCCTTTTCTCTTATTATTTCAATTGCTTCCGGAGAATGTTTCTTTCCTTGGAAAGGGTTTCTCTCATTTGCGTATTGTGCTTTGCGCAGTGCGCTTTGAATGCGCCTGTTTTCTTCGGTGATATGTTTCCCATAATTTGGGTTATCTTCCCCGCAAAACCTACCTACGCGAGACTCTGAGATTTTCTTTTTTGTTTCCTCTGAGTGATGTTTCCCGTACATCCAACTTCTTTCTCCCGAATATTTTCCTTTTAGGCTATCGCTCATTTTCTTCTTTGACTCTTCGCTGTGTTTGACATTATGTACTGGTATAAAATGTCCTGGCATTCGGCTGCTGTGACCCTTTATGAACTCCGGGACATCCTGATATCTATGGTGTGGCTTAATGATTATTTCCGCCCCACACCCACATTTACAGATCTTCACTGTGCCCCTTCCTCCGGGATGGTTGATCGGCAACATAGACCGGCGCATCGTCTTTCTCTTCCCCCTTGTCTTGGCCGGAGACGGCACCCTTCACCGCGATACAGCAGCAGTCGTGGAACTCCCAACCGGGATCGATGGTGCAGGACATCACCGCGAACCCGGCAGCCTCGATAACCTCCGTCATGGATTCCTTCGAGTAAATCCTGTACCACGGCGGAGAGTGGATCGGGCCGGAAGACGGGGCGATGACGCACAACAACCCGCCATCTTTTAGGATGCCGTGTATCTGCTTCAGGAGCATCGGCACGTCCTCTACGTGCTCGAACGTCTGCCCGGAGATCACCGCGTCCACGTCTTTGAGGGCGTCCCACCCCATCGACCCGACGAGCACGCTTACGTTCGGGCCGCCCATGATATCCGCCCCGATGTATGTACTGCCGTTGAATAATCCCCGGTACGTTCCGTTCATATCAAGACTTCCCACGTCGACGATGACCTTGCCTTCTGCAAGGCCATGATCCTCTACGAACTTCCTCATCGTAATCATCGAGGTTTCGTGCATCCTGCCCCTCCTTTCACTTGATCGCTTTGGCGAATGCGTGGACCCTATTTTCTACAGACGCCAGGTTTCGTAATTCATGTTCCCAAATAACGAGAGTTCTGTACCCAAAAGGTGCAAATATTGCCGCACGTTCTTTTGGATCTTCCCCGCGATGCCAATAGTCACCGAAAACCTCAATAATCTTCTTTTGTCCATTCACATTGACGAAATCGGGGCATTTCCCCGCGATGATAACCTGCCCGTCACCAACAAATTTCCATTCGTCGGGGTAGAGACGTTGCAAGATAACTTCCAGAGATTGTTCAACCTTATTCTTTGAAACAAATCTTGCCCTCATTTCTGGAAGATGCTTGCCAAGCCAGAAGCGGGCGTGGTTCTTCTGTATCTTTTCCCTATGTTCGCGTGAAATTTGTCTACCCTTTAACGCAGTAGGGTGCCCCTTTAATCGTGCTGTCATCCATTCCCTGTTTTCCGCCCACCACGCCTTCCTCTTGACGATCGTCTCGGCACTCATTTTCGCGCCCTTATTCCAAGGAGCTATCTGTTTTGCTCGACGTGTCTCACTGATCTTCCTGTTATGCTCGGCCGAGAACTTATGACCTTTCATTGCTATAGACCGTTTTTGCTTTTCTCCATCTGATAAGTGAAACCCTTTAACCCGACCCTTCCGATCCACTACATTTAAATTATGGTAAAGAATGAAGCGTTTCCCGTTGCCTACCGATTGGCCACATCCGCACTCACAGGTATTCATCGTTAACTCTTTATAACGCAAGCAATTACATGTAGATGATAAACTCGGTTACCCGTTTCAACACGTTCGATTGATTTGATCTGGAAATGTGCTTTCGTCCCATATAATGCGCGGGCACATGGTTCTGAAAAATACAACCAAGTTCCTTCCACCCAGAAGGAAACGTGGTGCGGGTCTTGAAATGCTCCCTGCCCATGTTCCGCGTCCGGCGTGAAACTCTCGAACATGCCGCCCGGTTTGAGTACGCGCCATATTTCCTCGATCACACCCACCGTCTCGCCGGGGGGGATGTGCTCCAGGAAGTCGTAGGCCCGCACGTAGTCTACGGAACTGTCCGGGTACGGCAACCCGCTGGTGATATCGCAAAACAAATCCGGATTCACCTGGCAGCGATTGTCTATGTTCACATACCCCGGTATGTGATCCAGCCCGCATCCGAGGTTAAGGCACAACCCCGCAGGCGCGGGGGAAGTTACTGCCACCGTGACCGCCTGGTTGCCCCAGAAGTCGCCCCACTTATCGTTGAGGTGCTTATCGTTGCGCTTGCACAACTCCATGTAGTCGACGTCCATCGCCTTAAGCGTCACGGACCCGTGATGATGTACGTATGCATCCGCGATGATCCCGATCTTGTGGCCGGCGGCCTTGGCGCGATAGCAGAAGTCGACTTCCTCCCCGGAGCAGGGCCACAGCGATTCGTCAAACTCGCCGATCTCGTCGAACAGGGACTTCCGGAAGGCCATCAGGTATCCGATGACCCAGTTGACCTCGATCTCCCTGCCGTCGTGCTCCTCGCCCCACATCGCCGCGATGCCGTTCAACTCGTCCTGGCTGTTGTAGGGCGACACGGTGACGTTCTGCATCCCTGCCGCATAATTCGTCAGCGGCCCGACGATGGAGAAGGACTCCAGCCCGCGCAGGAGGCGGTCCGCCCATGAAGTTGTAACGATCACGTCGTTGTTCAGCAGGGCGATCGCATCACCCTTCGCCGCCCGGATGCCTTGATTCACGGCGACCGGGAAGCCAAGGTTCGTCTCGTTCCGGATGAGCGTCGCGTCAGCGAACCCCATGAACGGGAGCGAGATCGGCGGGTCCGATCCGTTATCGACGAGGACCAGTTCGTAGTCCACGCCGACGGTGTTCAGACGGATCGCTTGGATACATTCTTCCGTCATGCCATGCTGGTTCCAAGCGGGGATCACAATAGAGAGCATCAAGACCTCGACAGTTTGACGTTGAAATCAATATCGTACTGAAAATACGCGCCCGTGCCCGTCAGCGTGTCTGCGGGATAGTCCGTCACTTCCCCCTCGCCGTTCGCCAACTCCATGAATATCTGTTTCCACCCGGACGCCGTGAGGACCGCGTTGTCATACAGCGCGATGAGGTTGGTTCCGATGTCCAGTATCTCCGTCTGGGCTGACGCCGCAGAGAAGACTGAAAACTGTACGATGCAGTCCGTCATGTCCTCCGCGAACGTCCGGTCGGGAACGGAACTGATGAGGTAGTACACCGCATACGGCCACGTCGGGTTCTGCGGAGCGCGACCGTCATACAAGCGACTCCCGATGGACGTAGCGAACGCGCTGCCCGCCATCTTCGAGAAGAGCGCCGCCTTGAACGCCTTCACGCCAGCACCTCTTTGCAGAGGAGGTCCATCTGGACATGCCGCTCTTCCTTATCGACGATAGAGACTATAGAAAAATAGCGGGTGCCAAACTTGATTCGCCACGCGGCGGACAGCCCAGCATAATACCGGATGCGGATCTGATGAGTCCCGACAGCGGTAGGTGCGGCAGCGCGGCGCTGTTCAGAAACTGAGACGGGCCATACCCCCGCGCGGATAGTGGCGACGGTACTGAAAACGTCCACCGTCCCACCCATACCGTCGGGCGTGGACGTGTACGACTGCAACTCAATCGAGTGCGGAAGGTCCTTGGAGTTCATCGGAACTGGATCGCCTTGTAACGGTAGTCATCGAGCAGCGCATCGACAAAGTTCCGGGGGATCGCCGCCACCGTTTGCCCTACCACAAGGGCCTGCGGGTTATCGTACATTGTCCCCACCATGATCTTGATCCATGACTTGATGTCCTCCGGCACGGCCGCCGCCGCGCCGAACCCGGCGACGAACCGCACCCGAACGGCGTTGACCTCATCCCGCGTCGAGGGCCACGTCT